GACGCTCCGGCTCTCGTCGAAGAACGGCGGCGGGAAGGAATCGCAGTTTGACCGGATCGCGCGAGCGGTCGAGATGGTGCGAGACCTGACGCTTTCGATGGGGGCCATCACGCTCCTCGTCTCTCGCGTGAACCGCGCGGCCTACGCGAAGAAGAAGGAGGAGGAAAAGAGCGATCCGCTCGGCTCGTCGTGGGGAGTGGCGCTCGAATACTTCGTCGAGCTGCTCGTCAACCTCGAAGGGAAGCCGACGGTCGAGAAGCCGCGCGTGGCTCTGCGGGTATCGAAGAACCGCGTCTCGGCCTCGGGGAACTTCGTGCTCCCCCTCGACATGGACTTCCCGAGACACGGCTTCAAGGAGCTGGATCCGGTGGCGGAGGACGCAGAAAAGGAAGCGGAACGGCTGAACATGCTCGGAGTTGTCAAGGGGAAAATCACGAAGGCGCTCGCCGGTCGAGAGGGCGTCACCACGGCGGCTTTGAGAAAGGAGGTCGGCGGAAAAGCGACCGTCTTCATCGCGGCGCGGCAGGAACTCGCCGTCGAGTCGGCGATCCACGCCGAGAAGCGAAAGGGACGGGGAGGGGGGGAGGAGTGGTTCCTGGGACCGACGCGAAGTGGAGGGGTGCCCGTCCCGGTAGGGGGAGGAGAAAGCGACCTTTTCGAGGCCGAGGAAGAGGCCGAAAGATGAACTCGTTCCCAACTCGTTCCGAACTCGTTCCCGAGGCGGCAAGAAGACCCGAAATCCGAACCCGTTCCCCGCGGACAATAGTAGTCCGCGGAACGGGGTTCGGGAACGGGTTCAGATGGAAACTAATTCCAAGTAAGAATGTCGTTCTCGTTCCCGGGAACGGGAACGGGTTCGGGGGAGAAACGCGATGACACGGCGCCGGCCAGAACCGACCACAAAAGGTGGCACCCTAAAAACCGAGGCCGTTTCGGTCGAGAAGCTCCTCGCGATGGGGGCCCCGTACAACCCCCGAACGATCTCCCCGGGGCAGCTCGCGGCGCTCGGCCGCAGCTTGGCCACGTTTGGCGCCGTGGAGCCCGTCGTGGCCAACCGGCGCACGGGCTTGATCGTGGGGGGCCACCAGCGCGTGAGGGCGGCACAGGGCGAAGGAATCAAAACCTTGCCGGTCGTCTGGGTGGACCTCGACGAGACGCAGGAGCGGCAGCTCAACCTCGCGCTGAACCGCATCTCGGGCGAGTGGGACGAAGTGGCGCTCGCGGCGCTGCTCGAGGAGATGGGCGCCGCGGCGATCAACCTGACGGGATTTGAGAGCGCCGAGGTGGACGAGCTCATCGACAGGATGCGGCGCGAGGCGCGAGCCGTCGATCCCGACGAGGTGCCGGAGCCGCCGAAGGTGGCGGTGACGAAGCCGGGGGATCTCTGGATTCTCGGGAAGCACCGGCTACTGTGCGGGGACGCGACGAAGGCGGAGGACGTGGCGCGTGTGTTGGGGGGGGGTAGGGTGGCGCTCTTGGCGACCGACCCGCCTTACGGCGTCGACTACGCAAATGTGCTCCGCGGGCGCGAGAACCAGAAGGCGGGGGGCCGGAGGGATATTGGCGGCGACGACCTCGACGATGCCGGACTCTACGCTCTCGTTCATGCTGCGCTTTCTCATTGCGATGCACCGACGCTCTTTCTCTGGCACGCATGGAAGCGCGTGGAGTTAAGTCTGCGCGCCACGCGCGAGTGCGGATGGCGTCCGGTCTCCGAGATCGTGTGGGTGAAGAATGCGCTCGTCTTTGGGCGCTCGGATTACCAGTGGCGCCACGAGTGCTGTATCTACGCAAAGCGGGACGGGGCGCCGCGGCAGAACGATCGCACGGCGACGACTGTGTGGGAGTTCCCGAAGCCCACCGGAGGCGAGCATCCGACCGCTAAGCCGGTGGGCGTTTTCGAGATTCCAATCCGCAACCACACGGAGCCCGGCGAGGTCGTGTATGAACCGTTTGCCGGGAGCGGTTCGCAATTCATCGCCGCCGAAATGCTCAGCCGCCGCTGCTTTGGCCTCGAGATCGACCCGATCTATTGCGACGTGATAGTCGCGAGGTGGGAGAACTTCACCGGCAAGAAGGCGACGCTCGAGCCGGCGCCATGACGCGCATCTTCCGCTGGGTGACGGACGCCTCGAGGCCTGGGTGGCTCGTGCTCCTAGCCCAGGGCTGGGTCATTGAGTCGATCGACGAACGCTACGGGAGTATCCTGATGAGCCGCGAGGAGATGACGTGCGAACCCTGACGCCAGCCGAAGCCGAACGAGTCGTGGGGGCCTTCTCGGCCGGCGCCGACTACGCTCGCGCGGCGCGGCTCGTCGATCTCCCGCGCACCACGCTTCAGAAGGCGATCGCCGCGGACGCTGGTCTCGCTGAGCGAGTCGACGATGCGAAGGCCGCGGCCGACGAGGTCGTCATCAAGTCGCTCTACACGAAGGCCACGGTCGACAAGGACACGACGGCGATGATCTTCTGGCTGAAGAACCGTCGCCCGATGGAGTGGCGCGACCGGCGCGAGCTGAACCTGATCGGTGACGTGAAGAGCGCGGCCGAGCGCGTCGCGGCCGAGCTCGGCGTGCCTCGCGAGGCGGTCATCGAGCTCGCCACACAGATCGCGACCGAAGCCTCCGAACGCGCTGTGCAGTGAAGCTGAACCAGCAGGCGGTTCTGGACGCCATCCCCTACGCGGCCTCGATCCTCAAGGTCCGGAAAGAACGCGGTCAGACGAACGCCTCCTCGGTCTGGAGGCCGAACCCCGGCGCCCAGGTCATGGTCCGCGACAGCCTCGCCGATTGGGTCTACATGGGCGGCCAGGCCGGCGGCGGGAAGACGATGCTCACCCTCGGCCTCGGCGCGACGGAGCACACACACACCGTCATCTTCCGGCGCGAGTTCGAGGACCTGAAGGGCGCGGAGGGGCTGATCGAGAAGAGCCGGATCATGCTCGCCCCCTTCGGGAGCTACAACGCGAACGACCACATGTGGCGCGTCACGATCGGCGGCGTGGCGCGGACGATTGAGATGGCGGGCTGCCAGCACGAGGAGGACAAGCTCGCGCAGCAGGGGAAAGCACGAGACCTCTTCGCCTTCGACGAGGCGCCGCAGTTCACGCGGGGCCAGGTCCGCTTCATCGCCGGCTGGAACCGATCGGCCGATCCAAAGCAGCGCTGCCGGATCATCCTGACGGGCAACCCTCCGACGACCGTCGAGGGGCAGTGGATCGTCGAGATGTTCGCGCCCTGGCTCGACCCGACGCACCCGAATCCGGCGCAGCCCGGCGAGCTCCGGTGGTTCGTGACGATCGGGGAACGCGACGTCGAGGTCGACGGGCCGGAACCACGCGAGATCGCCGGCGAGGTCCGCACTCCGCAGTCCCGCACCTTCATCCCGTCGAAGCTCTCCGAGAACCCGACCTACGCGAACGGCAAGTACGCGATCGTCCTCGACAACCTCCCGGAGCCGCTCCGCTCGCAGCTCAAGAAGGGCGACTTCACGATCGGCCTGAAGAGCGACGCGTTCCAGGTCATCCCGACCGAGTGGATCCGCGCGGCGCAGAAGCGGTGGACGGAGAAGGTCCCCGACATCCCGCTTACGACGCTCGGCGTCGACATCGCGCACGGCGGCGACGACCGGACCGTCCTCGTCGGCCGGCGGAAGGTCTACGTCGAGATGCCCGAGGAGATCCCTGGCGTCAAGACCCCGACGGGGCACGCAGCCGCCGCGAAGGTCGCCGCGCGGCTGACTCGGGGCGGCTTCGCGAACATCGACGCGATCGGCGTCGGGGCGTCGGCCTACGACGTGGCGCGCGAGAGGAAGCTCCCGGTCTTCGCCGTGAACGTCGGGGCGCGCTGCGAGGAGCGGGACCGCAGCGGGAAGCTCACCTTCGCGAACGTCCGGGCCTGGGGGATGTGGCGTCTCCGGGAGGCGCTCGACCCCGAAGCGGACGATCCGGTCGCCCTCCCCCCGCACCCGGAACTCCTCCCCGACCTCGCCGCGCCGCGGTTCTCGATTGGCGTCTCCGGCATCAAGGTCGAGCCGAAGCCTGGCATCGCGAAGAGGCTCGGGCGCTCGCCCGATGTGGGCGACGCGGTCATGCTTGCATTCCTGCCCCCTCCGGCCCGGACGATCGTCCTTCCCCCGTCCCTCCCTCTTGGGACATACTTCCAGCGTACCGGCGTTCGCGGGATCTGACTCAACCGCACCGAGGTGCCGCTCGGTCTTGACCTGGAGCGGCACGCATGTTCGAGCGCGCGATCGTGAGCCTGAAGCGGATGTTCCTGGCGACCGACTCGGCAGCGCCTCCTCCTGCGGTCGAGGCGGGCTCGCCCGGCGTTGTCCGCTGGTACGTCCCCGACACGAAGGACCGCTGGCTCTACCGGACCGGCACGGCCACTGACCCGGAGCAGATCAAGCAGTACCTGAGCCTCGCCGAGCAGGGCGAGCCGCGCTACCTCTTCGCGATCGCCGAGGAGATGTACTCGCGGGACGCCCACATCCGCTCGGAGTTCCGGAAGAAGGGCGCATGGATCCTCGGCGCGCGGCGGGACGTGCTCCCGATGCCGTCGACCTACCGCAGGGGCCGCCCCGGGACGAAGGCCCCCGAGGCCGCGCTCGCCCAGGACGCCGCGGCCTACGTCGAGAGCCAGATCTTCGCGCCGGGCGTCGACTTCGACGGGGCCCTCTCCTGGCTGGCCTTCGGCGAGCTCTTCGGCATCGCGGTTCTCGCGGTCGAGGTCGAGCCTGGCATGGGGCCCGACGGCCGCGAACGCCTCGTCGCTCTGCGCCGCGTGGAGCCGCAGCGCCTCCGCTATCGCAACGAATGGGAGGTCCGGGGCGAGGGCGAGACCTGGTATCCCCTCTCGCTCCTGAAGTCGATCGGGGCTGCCGTCGTCATCGAATTCGAAACCGGCCTCGTCTCGATCGCTCGGCGCGGGCTTCTCCGCTCCATCCTTCCGCTCTACCTGATGCGGACAGAGGGCCCGCTCTGGTGGGGCCAGGCCGTCCAGATCTTCGGCATGCCGATCCGGACCGCGACGGCGAAGGGGACCGACGCGAAGCAGGACCTCGCCCTTGAGTTCCAGGAGCAGGGCGCGGCAGCCTTCTTCTCGCTCCCCGAGGGGACCGAGGTCAAGCTCCTCGACGCGCTGAAGGGCGATCTCCCGCACGAGGCCTTCCTCGACTGGGCGGCGCGGGAAATTTCGAAGGCGGTTCATCACTCCACGCAGCACGCCGACATCCAGAAGGGGGCCGGCTCGACATCGTCGGCGGAGTCCCAGGTCGAAGTCGCCCAGGTCGCCGCCCAGGAGCTCGGGAGCCAGGTCGCCACCTGCATCACCGAGCAGCTCTTCGGCGGGATGATCTCTCGAAACCTCGGGTACGAAGTCTCGCGGACGTTTACACCGGAGTACCGGATCCGGGTCCGCGGGAACAAGACCGTCGACGACATGCTCAAGGGCGCGCAGACCGTCGAGATCCTCGAGAACGTCGGGCTCGACATGGGGCCCTCCTGGCTCCGTGACTTCATGGGGATCCCGATGCCCGAGGACGGAGAGCAGCCCCTCGTCTCGAGGCGGCCTACGAATCTCCTTCCGTTCCCGGGCGAGGGCAACGCCTCGCCAGACCAGCAGCAGCTCGCCGCCGCGCGCCGGATCCTCGAGGCGGCTCGCACGGTTCGGCTCCCGGACAACCCCGCGAACGCCGTCCTCTCCTCGCTTGAGAAGAAGGCGGCCGAGGACGCCTGGAAGGCGGGGCGCGAGCTCCTGAAGCCCTACGTCGCGCTCATGGATCAGGCGGCCTCGGAGAAGTGGCCGCTTGTCCAGCTCCTCGCGCGGGTCATGCATTCTTTCTACCGCAGGGAGGCAAGCCCGACAGAACTCCGCGACACGCTCGCCGCGATCATCGCAGAGGCTGAGCTGCGCGGGATTCAGGAAGTGCGGAAGACGCGAAGCGGGGCGTGACGTGGACGCCCCGAAGAAGTCCCGGCTCCGCGTCGTTCGGTTCCAGCCGGTCGTCGACCCCGGTCTTGTCTGGCTCCTCGAGCGGCTCCTCTCCGCCGCGAAGCACGGCGAGATCGTCTCGATGATCGGCGCGACCGTGAACTCCGACGGGACGACGGGAACGATCTTCTCGGTCCCCGAGGACGGCTATCCGATCGTCCTCCTCGGCGAGCTGGAAGCCACGAAGGCGAAGCTCATCGAGCAAATCCAGATCTGAAATGGCCGACGCCCTCCCGCGCCTCCTGCCCCCCGGCCCTCCCGATGATTCCTGGCCGGCGCTCGAGGAGATCCTTGCGCGCTGGGCGAGCCGGCGGATCCTGACGTCGGATCAGTTCGCGGCGCTCTCCCTCGCAGCGAAGAGACAGGCCGGACGCCTCGCGGGCGTCTGGGAAACGAAGTTCGTCCAGGCGATCTACGACTCGATCGGGAACGCACTCGCAACGAATCTCTCCTCGAGCGAATGGATGACGGAGGCGCAGAAGATCGTCGACGCCTACGGCGGCGGGGGGAAGCTCGATCTCTACACGGGCGAGAATTTCACGCCCTGGTACGCCGAGACGGTCTTCCGGACGAACGTCCTGAGCGCCTTCGCCGCGGGCCGCGCCGCCGATCTCTTTTCGCCCGCCGGGATGCAGATGGCCGAGTACTTCATGCACGACGCCGTGCTCGACGACCGGAACGACGACGAGAGGAAGTGTCCCGGGATGATCTGCCGCGAGCTGAACGGGAAGGTGTTTCGGAAGGATGATCCGGTCGCAGCGCGGCTTCTCTCTCCCCTGCACTACAACTGCCGTTGCACCGAAATCGAACTTGACGCCACCGACGTCGAGGACGGCGGCTACGACGTAGCGGACGGGTCCGACTTCGCCGATCTCCTCTCGGCCGAGGGCGTCTGGGGCGACGACAAGATTCACAGCCTGGTCCACGGTCCCGAAGCCCCGATGACGGGCGTGAACTTGACGTATTGAAAACCGGGACTTGACAGAAGAATCAGGCCTACCTCAGACTTCCCCCCGTCAAGCCCAACTGAACCGAGGTGCCGCTCGGGGAACAGGGCAAACAGGAGCGGCACCCATTTCGACGCGGCGGCTATACCTCGACCTAACCTTCAAGCCGACGGCTGAAGAGCTGGAAAAGGGCGTCGCCACCCTCACCTTCCTGCCGAAGCACATCAAGACCACGTCGAAGAAGGGCGCGCCGCGGTTCCACATCACCGACAAGACGCTCGACCGTGTCTATGCAGCGATGTCGGCGACCGAGAACGAACTCCCGACGCTCTACGCCCACGGGAAGAGCCCGGCGCACGGCCCGATCGCGGCGGCCTGGTTCCAGGAGCTCTCGCGCGAGAAGGACCGCATCGCGGTGAAGGTGAAGTTCACCGAGCGCGCGCTGCGGGAGATCCGCGCCGGCGAGTGGGGATACGTCAGCCCCGGCCTCGACGTCGAGGAACTTCCCGACGGCTCCGTGGAGCCCTACGACGGCTTCGAACTCTCCCTGACGAACACGCCGCTCATCGACGGACAGCAACGGATCGCGGCAGACCGCGACGGAGGAACGAACATGGACGTGAAGAAATTCGCGAAGCTCGCCGGCGTCGCCGAGGACGCCACCGAGGACGCCATCCTCGCCGGCCTCGAGAAGAAGCTCGCGCCTCCGGAGCCCGCGAAGGGCTCGGGCGAGCTGACGGATGCCCAGGTGACGGTCCTCGCGGACCGCCTCGGGATCAAGAAGCTCGGGGAGCAGATCGCCGAGGTCGCCAAGGGGCACGCCACCGCCATCCTCGAGGCCGAACGGAAGACCAACCGCGTGAACGCGCTTCTCGAGCGCGCCGAGCGCGAGGGGAAGGTCGTTCCGGCCGAGCGGAAGGTCATGGTTGACGGCAAGGAGCACGACCCGATCCGGATCTTCTGCGAGTCGAACCCGGCCGCCTTCGAGGGCTGGCTCAAGAACGCCCCGCGGAAGGCCCCCGTCGCCGGCGCCTTCCCGGCGACGAGCCAGCTCACGGACGCGCTGACGGACGACGAGAAGGCCCCGGGCGCCTTCGCGAAGGCGGACCTCGCCAACCCGGACGTTCGCGTCCGGCTCGACCGCGCCGCCAAAGCCCTCGTCGAGGCGAAGAAGAGCCCCGACTACGCCGCCGCCACCCTCGAACTCACCCGCGCGAACTGACGCTCGGCGTTTCAGGAGGAAACGGACATGGCCTACACCGGAAAGCTCGTCAACAAGCCGGGCGAGACCATCACGAAGAAGCCCGCCGCAGCGCTCGCGAGCGGCTACCGCTTCGTCACGCTCGACACCGACCCGTTCAGCGTCGCCCTTTCGAGCGCTGACGACGTCGTGCTCGGGGTCGTTCTCGCACCGGCCGCCGCCGCAGAAGTCATCGAGGTCATCCAGCACGGCACCGTCCTCGTCGAATCCGGCGCCACGGACATCGCGATCGGCGACTTCGTGATGCCCGGGACGGCCGGCGTCGCGCTCAAGGCAACGACCGGGAAGGCCATCGCCGGCCGATGCATGGCCGTCGTCGGCACCCTCGCGAGCGGCGACCTCATCTCCGTCGACCTCGACCAGAAGCGAAGCGTCGGCGCGTAACGGCCCGACCGAGACGTAAGGAGCAAAACGATGGACACCCTCCGCCCCGCAGACGTCCGACCGGATCCGATCGTCACCCAGTGGGCGGTCCAGTACGGGACCGGCGGCCCCTACATCGCCGACGAGGTGATGCCGAGCGTCCCCGTCGCACAGCGCTCGTTCAAGTACCAGACCTTCAAGGCCGACGAGCTGAACGACGAGATCGAGACGCGCGTGGGCCCGGACGGCAAGCCGAACCAGGTTCGCACGCAGAAGCCGACCTTCACGACCGGGACGTGCGAGCGGAACGCGCTCGACGACTCGATGTCGGACGAGGTCCGGGACGCGCTCATGAACCCGCTCCTCGGCGGGGAGCGCCGGACCCGGAAGCTGGTCAATCGGCTCCGTCTCGGCGTCGAGAAGCGCGTCTACACGCTCTTCCACGCCGCCTCCAAGACGACGGCCGCGGGCACCGCCTGGGACAACTCCGGGGCGACGGCGCTCGGGATCCGGAAGAGCCTCGACGACGCCACCGAAGCGATGCAGCTCCGGATCGGCACCTTCGATCCGCACGTCGCGATCGACGTGGCGACGGCCCGGGTCATCGCCCGGGTCTGCTCGGCCTACGTCGTCGCGGGGCGGCCGGAGATGTTCATCGGCGGCCTCTTCCCGCAGGGGCTCTGGGGCTACACCTGGCACATCGCCGGGGCGCTGAAGAACACCCTGAACCCCCTCGCCGACTTCTCGCAGACGATCGCCCGCGTCTGGGGCGCGGGGAAGGAGGCCTACCTCTTCGCGACGGATCCGACCCCGGACACCGAGAGCATGACGTTCGGCTACCAGGCGCAGTACCAGCCGAACGGAACGCCCTATCAGGGCTACACCTGGAGGGATCCGCACCAGTCGGTCAAGAAGACCTGGTTCTCGGTCGACAACTTCCAGATCGAGCTGACGGTGTGCGACGACGCATGCCAGCGGCTCACCGGAGTCATGACGTAGGAAATCAAGATCCTCCCGGCACGGAGGACGGCGGCGCGTCCCCCTACGGTCCCCGGGAAATCGTTCCCGGTCAGGCCGTAGGGGGCCGAGCTCCCCAGACCCGAAGGAGGCCGCCATGAAGATAAAAGCAACCACACCCGCAAGCGTCTCACTCCAAGCGGGCCCACTCATCTGCCCTGGCCGCGTCATCGAACTCGGCGAACCGCTCTCCGAATCGCTCAAGACCGAGATCGACGAGAACATCAAGAAGGGTCTCCTCGCGAACGTCGAGGGATCGCCAGCGCCAGCGCCGTTTGCGCTTGGAAGGAAGAGGGGCCGGTAAATGAAGAAGCTGGCGGCCTTCCTCTTCGGCCTGGGGATCCTCGCGTTCGTTTTCCTCCCGTCGCCTCGGCGTCAGGATCAGACCGCGCTCGCAAACGCGACGGCCACGACCCTAATGAACGCGCAGACGGTCGCAGGCCCCGGCGTCGCCTCCGTTTGGGCGAACCCCACGCCGGGGGACACGGGGATCGAACGGCATTCTTTCCAGTACGTGCCGAGCGGGATCGACGCGAGGGTGAAGATCGAGCAGTCGAACGACGGCGGCACGACATGGACCGCCGTCCACATGTTCGACGGCGGCAGCTCGACCTGGGACACCCCGGCTTGCGGCGCCTGTAAGTTTCGGGCCTGGAAAGTCGAGGCGACGGCAAGCAACGCGAGCGTCTACCACAACGCGAGCGGGATCATCGTGCCCCTGGCCCCGAGCTATACGCCGACGGACACGCCGACCGTGACGCCGACCCCGACGAAGACACCGACGAAGACCCCGACCTTCACGGTCACCCCGACCGCTACGGTGACGCCGACCTCGACCGTCAACCCGCTCTCCATCACCCCGACCGTGACTCCGACGCGGACGCCAACGGCGACGAAGACGCCGACCGTGACGCCGACGCCCACGCGCACCCCGACGGCAACGATCACTCCGACTCCGACGCCGGCGACGTTCAATCTGACGGTCGACTTCACGAGCGGCACCGGGAAGTCGGTTCTCGTCCAGATCCAGGACGGCGGCTCGCCGACCTGTCTCGCGGCCGATGCGCCCTGCGTCTACGTCATCAGCAACGGGAAGACCGTGACTGCGACGGCCACCGCGGGCGGCTTCGCGACTTGGACCGCCACGGGAGGCGCCGTTGCGTGCAACACCTCGAGTAACCCTGTCTGTACCTTCACGATGAGCGCGACGACAGCGCTGACGGCCAACTACTAGGGCGAGAGGAGACTCCGATGCCGGTCACCCACAAGAAGCGCGTTCAGTACTTCAACGGGAGCGAGCAGCTCACGGACACTCTCGACACCGTCAGCGGAGATGGCGAGGCCGTGTTCGACGATTCGATCGCGGCGACCGTCGAGAAGGAGGTGGACCTCGCCTTCCCCTTCGCGAAGGTGAAGTCCGTCGTGATGTCTTCGACGAAGGCGGCGACGGTCCGGACGAACGCGAACCATCTCGGCTCGCCGGACGACACGATCGTCATCCCCGCTGGCGGTCAGGTCACCTGGACCGAGAACGAGGCCGCGGACTGCCCCTTCACGGTCGACGTCACGAAGCTCTACATCACGAACGACCACGCCACGCTCGCGGCAGCCGTCAAGGTCTACGTGCTCCTCGACGTCACGCCGTAGAAACGAGACCGGAAAAGGAGAACCGTCGATGCCGACACCGCGCCCCACCCGCAAGCCGCCTACCGGCCCGCCCGCGTGGCTCAAGCCGGCTGCGAACGTCGGGCTCGAGAAGCTCTTCTACCAGACGGCCTACGCCCGCTATTCCGGGAACCCGCTGATGCTGATGTCGCTCCAGGACGCGCAGCCCGGGGACAACCCGATCGCGCACCTTCCCGGGGCGACGGCGCAGCAGAAGGTGGACTATCTCCTCGACTACCTCGACGAGGGATTCAAGGTCGGGCTGACCGCCTACGACATCATCAAGGGCTCGCACGACACCGAGATCGGCAAGGCGCGTCCGGTCCCCCGGCCCGGTGGTCCGCAGATCACGAATCCGCGCGCCGCCCTCCACTTCTCCTTCCCGAACGGCGGCGATCCGAACGGCGGAAACATGGCGCGCCTGAAGAGCGGCCTGAACGAGTACCTCACGCTCGACATCCCCGGGAACTTCACGTCCTTCTGGACGCCCTATATGGGGACCGTTTGACCATGCAGCTCAGGAGACGGCCGCTCGCTCCGGTCCTGACCCTCGCGCTCGTCCTCTCGCTCGGTTTCCTCGGCTGCGGGACCGGGACCATCACGACCTCCACGGGACAGGTCGTCCCGGCCTCGACCGTCACGGCCCAGGACACGGCCGCTGACGTTCTCAAGAGCCTCGACGACGCCTACAGGGTCGCCACGGCGGCCCACGACGCCCTCGCGGCGACCGAAGACCCGGTCGTTCACGCGAAGCATCGACAGGTCCTCCTCGGCGTCTACGCGGGCCTCCGGGGCTCCTGGGACGCCCTGATCGCCTGGAAGGCCGCGAGCACCGCTCCGGCGCCGGCGAACGTTCTCAGCTCCGTCGTTACCGCGGCGCGTGATTTCGTCCCCCTGGCCGTCCAGCTCGGGGCGCTGAAGCAGTCGGCGGGCGATTCGATCCTGAAATACCTGAACGCTTTCTTCCCCGGAGGTGCCCCGTGAGCGAGAGCATCGCGCTCCCCGCCGGGTTTACCGCGGCCCAGATCCAGGCGATCGCCGACGCGAACCCGGGCATCGTGATCGCGCTCGCGGCCCCCGCGGGGGCGACGCTCCCGCCCGATGTCCACGCCCAGAGGATCCTCGGCTGGCTCGACGTCCTGGAGGCCCCCCTCGAGGCCGGCGAGGCGATCGTCCTCCCCCCTCCCCTCGGCACCTTCCTCGCGGGGCTCACGAAGGCCGCCCTGGGCGCCTGGCGGGCCAAGCTGACGGCCACGCCCCAGCAGGAGCGCTGGACCGTCGCCCAGATGCAGGCCGAGCGGGACTCTCTCGCTCCGCCGAAAACCTGATGGTGAGCGATCTGATGTCGCCGACTCCTCCTCCGCCCCTGAGGACCGCCGTGCCGATTCTCGGGGCGGGCTCCATCATCCCCGACGCGGGGACCCTGGTCGCCGTCCCAATGGCGGCAGCGACCGGCGAGCCCGGCGCGCCCGTCGTGGCCGTGATGGTGAAACGGTGGTTCACGAGCCCGACGCTCTGGACGACGATTGCCGGATTCGGCGGGGCGGCCGCAGATGCGATCGTCAACGTCCTCGTCCCCGTCCTGACCTCCACGGACCCGGTGTATTGGGACAAGCTCTGGCGCCCTTGCATCCTCGCCGTGCTCATGACCTATATCGCCAAGAGGCGCGTGCAGCAGAATTCCGTCGTCGGCTCCGGGACGTGATCCGCGATGGTAGATCGCCGTTCCAGGGCTCTCCCGAACCGGATCTACCGGCGTTTCACGCGGCGCGGCTGGAGGGTCGGCTCGGTCGTCTTCATCGTCGTTGGCCTTCTGTGCTTCGCTCTCTCGAATAGCGATCTCCGCGCCGGGGGCGGCCCGGCCACAGAATCCGTCCCGACAGACTTTCGACCGTTGATCGAATTCCTCGCCGCCGGCATCGTCGTCTTCGGCCTCTTCGCCGGGCTGTCTCATTGGGTGGCAAAGCCCGCCGCCCGGGAGATCGTGGCGGAACACGGTAAGGATCCGGACGCGCACGGGCATCTGGCAAGCGTGGCCGAGCTGAAGAATCAGTTCACCGAGGTGACGAGACTCCAGGACAGGGTCATCCGGAAGCTGATCGTTATGGATGAACGAGTGAAGCACGGATTTGAAGGTCTCGCCTGCAAGGAAGGCGGGCCCGCGGCCTGCGTCAAACTCAATGACGACGATGAAAGCGGAGGGCCGCTAGGCTGATGGCCTCCCGCTCGCTCACCGCCTGCGATCCGATCCTCGCGGAGAAGTTCCTGCTCTTGCAGGAAGCCTATTCGGCCCGATTCTTCCCGTGGTTCCTCCAGATCACCTGCACGTATCGGACGCCGGCGGAACAGCAGGCGCTCTACGCGCAGGGACGCGAGGGGCTCGACATCGTCAACATGAAGCGGGCCGCCGTGAAGCTCCCGTCGATCCGCGCGGAGGAGAACGAGCACAAGGTAACGTGGACCCTCCGGAGCCGGCATACACGCTATCCCTCGGAGGCGATCGACGTCGTCCCGGCCATCGACCCGGACGGCCCCGAGGGGCCTCTGAAGGTCCGCGTCGACTTCGACGATCTCGGGCATTTCCGCCCTCTCGTCCCGCTCGCCGAGAAGTTCGGGCTCATATCGGGCGGAGCGTGGGGCCACCCGGACTGGCCGCATCTCGAGCTGCCTATTCCTTCCAGCATGGAGGCCGTCTGATGGGCTATTCCTCCTCCGCTGACCTCCTGCGCCGGCTGCCCGAGAAGGCCCTCGCTCAACTGACGACCGAGGCCAGCAGCCTCCCCGACGACACGATGCTCACCGAGGTCCTCGTCGAAGCCGATTCCATCCTGGACGTGGCGGCGAATAGCGCGGGGCTCGTGACGCCGATCGTCTCGGCGAACGCCGCCACGATGGCCGTCCTCAACACGCACTCCCTCTCGATCGCGAAGTTCCTGCTCCTCGACCGCCGAGGGCTCGGCGCGTTCGACCCCGCCGCGGAGACCCTTTACAAGGCGGCCCTTTCCTTCGCCGACAAGCTGGCGAAGGGAGACATCGAGCTCGCCGGCGCGCCGGTGAGGAGCGTCCCGGCGGCCGCGAGCGGCTCTGTCCTGGCCGGCTCTGAGGTCTCCTTCTTCGGGAAGGGCTCCAGGAGCTCGGACCCGATGCGAGGAATCTGAGATGCCGCGGGCCTTCGACATGGTCTTCGAGGCCGGCGACATGGTCGCCCGCCTGAAGCTGCTGCAAGAGCGCTGGAAGACCGAGAAGGTCCTGAACGTCATCGGCCGCCGCCTGGTTCGCACAGAGATCCCTCTCGTCTTTTCGCGACGCGGGCCCGGGTGGGCAATCCCGAATCGTGGCGGGCAGCCTCTCGCCGACCGGGGGATCCTGAAGAATTCCTTCCTGTACCGCGTCGAGGGCGGGGGTCGGCTCGTCGTCGGGACGGCGCACCCCGGGGCGAACACCCTCAACCTCGGTGCACCGCCGGTCATGATCCGGCCGAAGAACGGGAAGTGGCTGACGATCCCCTTCGGGCCGAATCTCTCGACGACCGAGCGGCAGACCTTCAAGCTCACGCGGTACAAGGGCGTCTTCTTTCGCCCACGCGGCGACCGACTCCTCGCCTTCGTAAACGAGGGCGGCGCGCCGAAGCTCATCGCCGTCCTCGTGAAGGGGATCGGCGGCCCGGGCGAGCCGCAGATCAAGAAGCGGGAGTTCCTCTCCTGGCGGCTCTACGGGGGCTCGGCCCTCAACGCCGCCATGCGCTACCTCGAGAGAGGCGACGCGGCGGTCGCAGCATGAGCCGCGTCGCGACCATCAAGGGGAACCTGATCGCGGCCCTGAAGCTCCTCCCGGAGCTCGCGGGCTGCGACGTCCTCCCCTCCCGCTCGGCCCGGGCGCCGTTCACTCAGATCAGCCGGCGCCGGGGCATCTTCGTCGCTTACGGCGGGTGGGAGAAGCACGGCCAGCAGCTCGCCGGGCAGCCGAAGAAGCAGCGGCGGCGGGATTCCTGGCTCTTCATCGTCATGGCCGAGAGCTACCGGTCTGCCCCCGAGGCCTTCACGCAGGACGGCGGGGCGGACGATCTCCTCGAAGCGCTCGACAAGATCATGGGCGAGGACATCGGGCAGGGGACCGGCTCGATCGTCTTCCTGGACCCGGAAGCCGCCGAACTGACAGAGGCGGAATCGAGCACGGACGCTGGCGGGACGGTCGGGTACGTGCTCAAGATGACGAGCAGCGACTACATGATCTAGCGGACTTGTTCTAGACTACTGACCCAGGAAACCCCGCCGAGGTGCCGCTCGGCCCACAGGATGAGGAGGGCGGCGTCATGGCGAACCAGGTATCGGGCGCGAAGACCAAGGTGATGATGGGGTTCGAGACGGCATACGGCGTCGAACTCACGACCCCAGGCACCAAGGCCAAGCTCTTCCAGATCCTGAGCGAGACGTTCAAAGGCGACCAGGGCCTGAAAGCGTCGGCGCTCATCGGATCGGACCCCAACCCCCGGGACCCGATCACGCTCCGAAAGAACGCGATGGGGGACATCAAGACATACATCCAGTCGAAGAGCTTCGGCTACCTGACGTATTGGGCGCTCGGCTCGGTGGCGCCGACTGGCGTCGGGCCCTACGTCCATGTCATCAAGCCCAGCCTGGACGAGGTCTTCGCGGACCTCGACGAGGAGATCCCCTTCGACGCCGGCTCGAAGTGGAAGAGGGCGCTCGGCGTCGCCTGTAACACGTTCACGTTCGGCTTCAAGGCCGACGACTTCGCCGAGGTGACGTTCGGATCATCCTGTTCGGACGTCATCCAGCAGACGGCGGTCTACTCTGCCACGCCGACGGACTACACCGACGAGTCGTCCTACGACGACAAGGCGCACCTCGCGGCGGCCGACCTGAAGCTGGGCGGCTCGGCCACGGCGAAGATCCTGACGCTTTCCGGCACCTGGAACTGGAACCGCTTCATGGACGACTACAGGTCGGGCCAGAGCGGGACGCGGAACTCGAACCCGAAGAAGCGCGGCTCCCTCGGCGGCACCGCGCGCCTCGCCCTCGAGGCCGTCGCCGACTGGGACCTCGCCCGCGGGAATCCCGTGACGACATCCTTCGAGTGGAAGTACTCGATCGACGCCGACACTTACGTCAAGTTCGAAATCCCCCGCGTGACGCTCTCGAGGACGGACCCGTCCGTCGCCGACGACGGTCCGATGTTCCTCGACGTCAACTGGATGGCCAGCAAGGACTCGGGGATCGGGACGTCCTTCCGGATCACGGTGGGAAGCGCGATCGCCAGCTACACGACCTAAACCGTCGCCGGGGCCCGGCCGGGGAGAAGGCGAGAAGGCGGCTCTCACCCCCTCCTCTTTCGATCCCCGGCGTCCCCGGAACGCCGCGGGCCCTCCAGGCGCGACGGCCGCCAGAGGCGGCACTTCTGAGACGAAAGAGGAGCCGCATATGTCCAAGCTGATCTGCTTCCAGGACGGAGAGCGAAAGGTCTTCGTCACCATCCACCCACTGACGCCCGTCCTCATGAAGCGGGCCGCCGACAAGATGCGCCGGAAGGAAGGCGTCCGGATCACGGACCAGAGCGACCTCATCGAGAAGATGCAGCTCTCCGAGGCCATGACGCGGCAGATCGTCGACTCCGTGGAAATCCAGACCGACGGCACCGAGCGCCGGCCCGCTTCCTCGATCGAGGTCGACGAGCTGTTCTACGGCGAGCGCGTCAACCCGCGTTCGCTCCTGATCGACGAGGCGACCGCCTACGCGAAGGAGCGGGACACCGAGATCAAGAAGATCGAGGGAAACTGATTGAGGCCGTCCGGATCGTCCTCGGCACGGACCGCCAGCGGGCAGCCGAGGGTTGCAAGGCGTGCCAGGCGCTCTGCCTCAGAGATCGGAAGCGGGAGGACGCCTGCTACGAAACCGCGAGTGGGGAATGCGACCGGACGGCCCGTATCAAAGCGCTCGGCCTGCCGCGCGCCGCAGCCGAAGCCCTGCACCTCCTCATCCTCTGCTCGCGGCATTTCCGCCTCGCGCCTCTCGGCGGGGCGATCGACATCGACCCTCTCTGGCTCCAGCTCAACGCGGAGGCCGAGGAGATTTCGCTCCCGGCGGTGCTCCCCCATTTCCGGATCCTCGAGGCGGCATACATCGCCGAACTCGCCAAGCTCGCCAAAGCGAAAGGGAAGTGACGAGGCGTGGCCGGCGAGGAACTGACAGCCAAGATCGTCCTTCTGGGGGAGGATCAGGGCGCCGGAGCGGCGGTCTCGGGTCTTCTTGCGAAGGTCGACGGCCTGATCGCGAAGTTCGGGTCCGGCGCCGGCCTGATCGCCGGGATCACCGCTGCCGCGGCCGGGCTGTTCGAATGGGCCAAGAGCAGTATCGCCGCGCGCGCGGCGATCGAGCCGCTCGAGATCAACATCGCCTCGCTCTACGCGCGGACGATGACCTGGGCCGATGCCACGAGGGTTGCCGTCGGCGTCATCCAGGACCTTCAGGCCGTCTCCGTCAGGACGGGGGTCCCCCTCGAGCAGCTCACGAACGCTTTCGAGCGTTTCGGCGTCCTCATCGGGGGCACCCAGCCCCAGCTCGTCGGCCTGACCGAGAAGCTCGCCGTCGTCGCCAAGACCGCCGGAACGACGGTCGAGGAAATCGAGCACGTCATCGCGCTGGCCTCGCAGACCGGCCAGCTCTCGATGCGGTCCCGCGCGGGGCAGGTACTGGCCTTGAACTACGGGATGACGGGAGAGGAAATCCAGCGGGCGCGTGCCGCGGGAGAATCGCTGGAATACATAGATAAACACCTCGGGAACGTTCATGCGGAGGCCGATGCCCTGGCCAGCTCGTGGGCCGTCCTCGGGCAGGCGTTCAGCACCATCTCCACCCAGATGAAGAATGACTCGGCCTCCACTTTCGAGCCGCTGAAGGCCGGCTTGATCTGGCTGCGCGACACGCTCCAGAAGATCGCGAGCGCGAAGCCGGGCCCGACCTACTACCAGGAAATGGGGACGATGCTGGACGTCATCGAACGAATCCCGAAGCCGGGCGACGCCGACTTCATCGGGCCACTTCTCGGGACGAAGCTCGACCCGGCGGCCGTCAAACTGACGACGCAAGAAATCCAGGCCCTCGAGATCCAGATCCTCAAGCTCGACGACGCGATCAAGCAGGTCGGCCTCGAGGGGCTCTCGCAGAAGCTGGCCCAGGCCGAGGCGAGTTACAAGGAAACGATCCTCAAACTCAAGGGCGACCTGGAGAAGGCCGGCTCCCTCCCCGACAAGGCCCTCATCCAGACGAACATCGACAAGGCAGGTGAACTCCTCCGGGCCTCGCAGGCCGCGATCGCCCGCGAGGCCGAGAAGAACGCGCGGCAGCGCCTCGAGGCTCTCCGGCAGGTGGAGGACGAGGCCTACGCCATCACGGCGACCGGGTACGACAAGCAAGCCATCCTCGCAGTCCAGAAATACGAACAGGACATGCAGCGGTCGAGGGACACGATCAAGGACGCTGGGCGGGACGCCGTTCAGCTCACGAACATCAAGCAGATCGAAGGCGAGAAGCAGCTCGCCTTCGCCCGGATCCTCGATCAGCAACTGGCCATGCTCGCCGCGCAGCAGAGCGAGGAGGCCCAGAAGCTCGTCGCCGGCTTCAACATCGACACCATGAAGGCGAAGTGGGAGGACTTCGAGGCTCAGCTTGCGGGGACACAACAGGCTTTCGTCGAGACGATGCAGAGCCTTCGCGATAGGTTCGGGAGCTTCGATCTGATCCCGCCCGAGGTCCTCGCCGCGGCGGCCGAGGCTTTCAACGCCACGATGGACAGGATCCGGCACGACCAGGCCGTCAAGCTCGCGGGGATGACTGGGGACTGGACGGAATACATCGCCGAGCTGACGAAGCAGTTCAGGAAAGGCGAGATCACCGCTTCGGAGTTCTACCAGAAGCTCGGGGACGAGCAGTATCGGTGGGCGCAGACGGCGGGCGAGGGGATGCGAGCCGCATTCAACAAGATCATGGGCTCCCTGAAGACCGAGGGCCAGGCCGCCGCCGACCTCATCACGGACGTCTGGGGATCGGTGACGCGCGGGATCGACACCCTCCTCTCCGACGCCTTCACCGGGAAGTTCTCGAACCTCTGGGACGACCTGAAGGGGATCTTTATGGGGATCCTCCAGGACTTTTCGAAGATGGTCTCGCAGATGATCGCGCGCTGGCTCTTCATGACGGTTCTTATGGGGAAGACGGCGAACGCCTCGGGCGGGGGCGGTTTCGCGGGCGGGACCGATTCGTCGGGCTGGCCGATCTCCATGACGCAAGCTGGCGGCGGGGTGAGCAGCGGCGGGGGTGGCGCTGGCGGTTGGGCTGGCCTGGGGATGGCGGCCGGAGGCCTCGCGATCGGGGCGGGAATCTCGAACTTTGGATCGGGCAAGACACTCGGCCAGAACATCGGCGGCGGCATGGAGATCGTCGGGGGGATCGGGATGGCGGTCCTCGCCCAGTCGGCCGCGGCGGCGATTTTCTCGACGGCGGCGACCGTCTCGATGGTCCCGGTCTACGGTTGGATCGCGGCGGCAGTCCTCGCGATCATCGGGGCGCTTATCACCATTTTCTCGAAGCCGCCCGACGTGAAGCTCCCGGTCCACGTCGGCGAGGAGCTGCAAGCGAACGCAAACTCCGCCCTGAGCATCATCCTGCGGAACTACTACGGGAAAGTGCTCGGCGGCCTCGCCGACATCGCCATCGCGG